AGTTGATGGAAGTTGAGGTTCAGTATTTGCTACTCTTGATGTAGCAGATTTTCTTGCCATGGGAGTCCTTTTACTTGTTGTATGATGTATCCCCATATTAGAACGTGTTAATGTTTCCTAAAGGATGCGCTTCTTTAGCCTTTGCAAGGACTTCTCTAAATCCATTGTCTGGCTTACGTAAGCCCAACCTAATAGGATCGCCTAATGATGGGGCGCCTAGCATAACAGATTCATAGTGAGGATTTTGTTCTAAGAATTCCTCTCTATCAGCAATTTTAAAAAGTCTTTCGATTATTTCACCTGTCTCACGATGGCGAAAGTTGTATGTTGGCATTCTTTACTCCGTATGAGAACCACTCTGGTGTTTCTCTGTTTTTCCATTTTGCAAAACTACTCTTATCATGTATATAGTAGTTTTGATACGAACGAATAGAATCATTCGTCACTTTATATATGTCTGGCATCGCAGGCGTAGGTTCGGTGAATGGAATGTCAGCAATGTTCTCTGGAGGCATACAAAGATATTTTGCATATTTTTCACATGCATGATGTTTGCCATATCGATGTGTATACTCGGCCAACAGGTGAGTCCACATCTGATACAGCCACATATAGTTTTGTTTGCTTGCACGAACCCATAGATTTGACGGATGATTAACGTGTGATGCTTTCATCAAGCCATATTCAATGATTTCGTTTTTCATGCGCCAACGTTGAATGTTACGATTATTTGAAGTCTTGTCTATGTATTTGTCACCATCAAGAACACGGTGTGCAGTAGACATGAGTTGTGCATACTCAATAATCATTTTGACAACGTGCTTGTCTAAGTGCATTTCAGCACAGACTTTTGGTTCGTGATTAAGATAAAAAATGTTCATATAAAATTCATTGAAATTGAAATTCTGTCTTTTTCATTAGTTCCATGTTGAACCATGTGCCTTAGATATGATCTAAAAATTAAAAGCATACCTTGTTTAGGTTCATATGAACATGTAGGACTATTAAATTTAGTTGAGTTCACGATATTTTTTGGCAACATCATATCAGGTTCACTTGGACTTTCAAATACTATATTACCACAACCAACTGGAGAAGTCAAGTAATATGCACAAGAAAAAATAGAATTGTTGTGTACGTGATACTCTTGGTAGTTATTTTTATCAGCAATGTTTACCCATGCATTCAATGGTGTATACATTGCCATTGAACCAAATGATTTTGAATATTCTATTACATGCTTATTGATTTCATTGACTAAAGGAAAAAAGGTTTTATCCTTAGTCAATTCATAAACACCAAAAGTATTGTACATGTTTCCTAGCCATCCTTTTCCTCCTGATGGAATCTCCTCTCTATTGGTCTGAATGTATTCAGCCCAAGTATCGTTTTGTTCTTTGGGAAACAAATTTTCAACCCTATAGATAGCAGTAGGAAACCATTCATCGATCAATCTATTTTCTCCACAAGTACTTTATCGCCTTGGTCTGTACCAAACGACATATTATCATAGTATACACGAACTAAACCCTTTCGTGCAAGTGAAACACAGGTAATACATGCACCAAAGTAATTTACATTTTCGGTAATATCTTCAATACATTGACTTGGCACACCTTCAGCACGGGATAACATTTCTGTCATCAATACAATGTCTTCCATACCATCATTAAATTCGCTATCACCTTCATCGATGATTTCCATTAATGTTTGCAGATTTTCATCAGACAATTTTTTAAAGAATTTACCTAATGAGGTGTATGGATTACGCATTAGCATTTTTGCTACTGATTTTGTTACTGGCAATAGTTTATCTGATTCAATAATCTTTTCCATGCAGGGATGTGAATTCTCAAAGTCAACAGGGTCTTCCATTTAAATCTCCACGTATTTTAGTTTAAAGTCGTCAGCACGCCCTTCATAATTTATGTATCCACGTGGATTGCAAACAACCCTAGTAGTACCAACCATGTAGTCAAATTCTTCGTGCGTATGCCCATGAGTCCACAATTTAATTTGAGGATGATTCAAAATGAATTGATCCAACCGGCTACTGTATGCACCATTCACAATCACTTCGGTTTGATATCGTGGATGCGTAGATGCTTTGCTAGGTGCATGATGCCCAACAACAACATACTTGTTTGGATTCATGCTTGCAAGCATAGCAATAGTCACTTGAATGTATTGTAACATTTTTTTGTGATCTTGTACAGTATCTTCTGGCAAGAATTTAGCAGGACGTTTATGAAACGTAGGAATCTGAGTGCCTTCTTCATTCACATTAAATGTTCGGTATGAAACCATTTCGGAATTACTATTTTCAATAACACGAAAATCATTCATCACACCACGAATGTGTGCAAGTGTAACAGGGTCTTGTGCGTTCATGTCAGTCCACAATGTACCGCCAATAAATGTTACGTCATCAATTGTCACATGCTCTTTATCAAGAATATGTAAGTTCTCAATGTGCCCAAGATAGTTTCGCAGAATCGTAAACGTTTCAGCATAGTCACCATTGTAGTGTTCATGGTTACCAGCAATGTAAATCACTTTAGGAAATTCAAATGTGCAACGTTTAAAGAAATCAACATAACGTTGACTTTTACCACTTTCTACAAGTCCATCAGATTCACGAAAATCTGCGGCAACGCAAATATCGCCAGACAGTATTAATACGTCAGCGTTTTCTTCGTTCTTTAAAATCAAGTCACCAAATTCAAGGTGAACATCGGATGCAATAGCAATTCTCATTTTTACTCTCAATCTGTATGAGGTGGGAGAACATATTCTTCACAATAAAATTTCAGTTTACGAATAGTCTCATTTACATCTTTATGCAGTATCGTAATACCGCCAGCGGCTCCAAACGAATCAATTACGTCTGGAGTATCATCCACCAATATGGTTGTGGATTTTGCATATTCGGCTTTTAATTTACGCCCAGGTACAGTATTTATTTTAAATTCTATTCCACGTTCGCAAAGCCATTGTGTCTTTTGAATTGTCACTTCAGTATGATACTTCATTCCACCGCTTGAAGTCAACATTTCAATTTCAATGTTTGGTATAGTTCGCACGTAAGCAAGCAATTCTTGCCCGCCAGGATTCCAATCTAGTGTCGCAAAGTTTTCACCTTCAATGAATTTAGTCCAGTTACTTGAAAAGTTTTTTCTGTCTCTAGATGAACCAGGACTTTCGTCAAACAATTCAAGATAGCGTTTCTCAAACGAACACAAAACACCATCCATATCTAGATATAGCTTGTTCACAACCATATAATCAATCCAATAACAATCATAATTACAAGATACTCCATAAGAGTGAAATGTTGAATTAGTTTATAAAACCAATTGTATTGTAACAATCTCTCATATATGCTAAATTTCATTCTGACATTCTCGCAATTAAATTTTGTAAAACAGGCTCAATCTCAAAAACAGGAATGCTTGACATATACTGAACGTATGTTACAACGTCAGCACCAGTCAAGCCTTGATCCCATGCTTCAAGGATGTATCGTTCTATTACTGCACGGTCATCCATTACTACTCCAATAATTTTATGTTCTAATATATGCTTCAGCAAACTGGCGGTCTTCAAAGTCTGCAACGTCTGTATCAATTTCATCTAACAGATTGACAGGTTTCTTTGCGGAAGACTTCGCCATTGCAGACATAATTCCATCAAGGGAATCGCCAGCACGAACAGGCACAGGAGTAACTTTCTTCGCTTTCGCAGGCTTAGCCGCTTTAACAACGGGAGCCTTAGCAGTCTTAACTGCCTTCACTTTAGCCGCTTTGGCAACAGGTGCAGTACCAGCGCCAACGAGTTCATAGCTTACAACGGTGCGACCATCACGATTAGCAACAACGGCAAAGCCAGTGTTTTTCTTGATTTCCCACAGATAAGTAGAAAGGCGAGTCGCAACGATACCATCAATCGCACGAATGGTGCTAACAGGTACAGGTGCTTTTGCGTTTTGCAAAACTTCAAAAATCTTTGTGTATTGTTGAACAGATTTAGTCATAATATATTTCCTTAAAAAGAGTTAACTAAGAGATACATGGTAACACACCATGGGGTGTTTGTCAAGCGGTAACAACAAAAGGTTTGTTCCATTTGCCAACGTTGATATGAGCATAGTAAGCGGTATCAAAATAATCCGACATTGCATCGCTACGGTCATAATAATCACCAGAATAAATCGCAGTAACGATTTTGGTCATTAGTTCTTTTGCTTTACCAGAATAATGATCCTGATAATAATAATGATTCACTTGGTCGTAACCGCTTTTATTGGGTTGAAAACCACGTGCAACTTGATAAGAGTCACGGCCGCAAGTTTCATTTGCATTTGCAATAAAATCAACAGGCGCAGATTTGATTGTGCATGTGATAGAAAGACTATCGCAACGCAAAGAATACTTAACACCAGTGCCTTTCAGCGCCTTGTCAAGGTTTGCTTTGATAACCGCTTTGCGTTCTTGGTTCATGTAAGCCATGTTCAATTTTCTCCATAATAAAAAGCATCAAGATCATACGATTGAGATTCATACATCATCATATCGTGGTAAGCATTAATTGTATCAAGAAACTCCTGATAAGTCAAGTCAATTTGTTCTTCTTGTTGCATAAAAGCAACAGTCTGTAATTCAGCATTAATCAAATCAATATTCATAATTAGTCCTTAATCTCACAACCAACACCTTAAGTATCGCATGAAAACCAGCACCTGTCAAGTCTTTTTTCGGTAATGTTGCAAAAAAACAACGAGATTAGGGCGGTTTTAGGCGGTTTTTAGATATAAGTTGATGCTAGAGTATGTCCGAACCCTCAGAGTCGCCCAAACGGCGGTCTAGGGCGTTCCTCCGTAGTACGGAATCAGCAGTTCTAAAGCGGCAATGAGTTTGATGTTTCCTGTTACATCTTCTGGATGCAACCATTTACCTTCTTTATAATCTTCAAGTTCTTTTCGCAAATATTTTAATTGATCCTTCAATACCAACAGAGTGATTCTGTCGGCAGTATCAAAATCAATTGATAATCCTCTACTCATAATTCACCTCAAAAATGTTTTAGTAATCTTGTCCGCACAGTAATGGCCGTCTTTACCATTGTCGCCCATATCTTCGCATATGTTTAGGCATTCCTGAATAATCAACTCAGCAAAATTTTGTTGTGCCTTTGAAAGATTATTTTGGTCAAAGCCATTTGGCTCGGAAGCAATTAATTTAGCCTCAATAGCCAGTTGTCGAATTCGTTCGTTCACATGAATTCCTCAATGTCAAATTTAGTCATAACGATTTGACCCTTAACTTTCTTTGGATAGAATTCTGGTGTCGTCATTGTCTCAGCAACAAGAATCTTACCAAGTGCGATCCATTCAACAAGTGACATTGAAATGTCAGTATATGCTTCAAGATATTCTTGGCATTCAGCAAAAGATTTGAATTGCTTAGAATCAAGTGTGTTTGTCAGTTTTGGTTTTGCGAGTAACATAATTTATTCCTTATAAACAAGTGAGGAGGTACCATCGTAACGTGAAATGTCTTCGTTCCATGAAGGCGGTTGTCCACATTCAAAATGCGCCACATCCCGTCCCTCAATGTCTTCTTCAACATTCAATATATCAACTTCATCGGTGTAGTGCCAATCGTGGCACCACTCACAATAAACTTTGAATCTGTCTTCTGCCATTTTTCGTTTGCTTTGAAAACCTGTCATGTTCACTCCGCAGAAATTGGATCTAAACAAAATTGTGCAAAGTCTTCCCACGTACCATCAAATATAATTTGATTGTGTCCGCTATCGTATCCGTAACCGCAATTCTGCACAATCACTTTGTCTTCATACACATGGTATTCATAGTCTTGGCTGTAGTCACGAC